GTTCAGTTTTGCATTAAAATAATACTCGGCAGAGCCTGAGATCATTCCAATGAATGTTGGTCCATATATCTGATAAATCCGTTCGTAGAATGCGATTAGTGAATCGTCACCTTGAATGCGTATCCAAAAACCTTCTGCTTTGACATTGATGCCTAGCGAGATCAGTAAAGTGGTCACCATTATGGCGTTGCCAAATGTGTCCATTAACTGTGTCTGCTGATATCCTGAGCCAAAACCGTTTGTGTCCCATTTCCAAAGCTCACCGTTTGGCAAAAGTATCGGCGTATGTAGAATTGAATGTGACATCCATTTCCATAAACGTTCGATTCGATTTGCGTTTTTCGGATCTGCTCGTGGATAGAACGAGGTTGGTTGGTATCGCGTGAAGTCGAAGTATGTCCTCCAAATATCGTCGTGTACTGAAAGGATTATCTCATGAAGTAGTCTTTTGTCAAATTGACTCCAGTCTAGTCCTAAGAATCCATTTCGGTTGGCGATCTCTGAATAGATCTTTCTCCATCCTCCTCGGATTATTTCTGTGCCCCAAAGTAGCTTTCCTTGCTCTCGGTGGTTCATGTATGTAGCTTGTAAGGCCCAAATGAACATTAGCTCCACTTGAAGCAGCAATTTTGGTGCGCCGAAAACAGCTCTGATTTTATCAGGCTCATCTTCTGCTACCACATGCGCTCTTGCGTGTAGAGTGTTCCAAAAGTAGGGTTTAGGTTGCTCATTCTTGAAGAATGGCTCCTTGCCTTCTTTGATTTTGTGCACTAATGGTCGATTGTACGTGAAAATCTCATTATAGAGATTGTGGAATGTACGTCTGACGTTTGGAATCAGTCCGTGTAACCATTTGATACGTAGATATTCCTTGACCTGAATTTCCCTATGTCCTAGTTCTGGTTCGAGTCGCTCGAGATGCTCTCTGAATCGTGGGCTCTCACTTTCCATATCAATGTCTCGCATTGTTGGTGTGAATTTGAAGTCCTCAATATTCCAGGGTGCCTCTGCGTTCGGTTTGAACTTGAGTGGGTAATTGCGTAGATCTGGGAAGGCAATCGGGTAAAGTATGCGGTGTGGTCGAAACCATTCTCGCACCTGGTCGATCGCTTGTTCGTAGTTTCCATCCTCCTTTGGTATCGTGTGAGTTGGCTGTTCGAAGTTCTTGAAATCTGCTATGACAGCTTCTGGTGTAGATTCTGAGCGTCTATACGTCAGCATCTTCTGTACAATATCTTCAGGGTAAAACCTTCTGATACGGTTAATGAGCCAGTCATTGCGATATTTCATCGCTTCTTCGCCCTCTCTGAACGAGCCAGAAAAGAT